GTATATCAATCGGAGGTTGTGTAAATATATTAGCTTGAGCTTTCTTTGGATTTTCAGCAAAATGTGTACCCTTATTTATAGCTCTATCACGATATTCTTTGCTTGGAAATGTTACCAAAATACCATCTTTATTATAAGCCTGTCTTTCTGGAAATCTACCGGCTTCAAATAACTTAGCGGTTTTATCTACAATAGTTTCAATATCAAATCCTGCTTTTTCAAGATACTCTTGAAGCACAAAAACATGATCTTCATTCTTTAGATCTATTGTACCGTTTTTTATACGGGAATCACAACAAACGTCGTTTAATACGGATTTAAAATTCATTTAGTATAGTTAATAAATATAAATATAATTAAACTATTACTAAATCATTGTAATTCTTACCTTTATAAACCTTTACTTTAAACCGTTTATTCTTGATTATGTTTATCAAATCATTTATTTCAGATTGTTCTACACTGCCCACATCAAACAATATAGCATCATAATTGTATAATATAGGTAATATCTCTTTACCACTTACATACTTTAAACAAGCGTTTAATCTGTCAATACCGTACTCAGTCTCAGTAGCCTGTATAATATATGCAAATAGTTTATTTTTATTTGCGTCTAATACATGTTTATTGGTTATCTTTCGTTTATAGATAGGAGTCGTTACATATCCTTTTGACTCAAACTTTTTCCAATATTCTTCTTTTAATTTTTCTACTTCAGCGAAATATGGTATATCACAATATTGTTTGGGTATCTGACCATATAGATTTACCATCGTCAATTTCTTGCTTTTTGCCAATAAATCGGAAGTCACTCGATCTACATCATAATATTGTTTAGCTAAATGTTCATAAATCGTCTCATTTTCAGGCACTTTATAATCGATTAGATTGGCAACAATGTATGGATGAAATCCGGTAAAGTCTACCATAAGTAGATAACCATCTTCGTATCTGGATACAAAACTGGCTCTAGAACCATCATCTTTCTTTAACGCTACATAATTTATACCGTCATAACAATTACTTGGTCTACCAGTTGGATTGTATATGTGATAATCGGTATATACAAATCCGTTGGTAGTTCGTGCTTCAAAGTACTTGTTGTACACTTCGTTGTCAATCTTTATACCATTCTTTTCAACTTGATATAGAGTTTCACTGATAACATTATTAAAGAATTTATAACAATAGGTGTCAGTCTTTTCTTCACCCAACTCTTTTATTTGTTCTACTTCAGTATCAAAAACATTTTGATGTACTACATAAGGCACAATCAAATTAAAGTCTTTTAGATTATTATGTGATATTGAAAATGTATTTTTACAAGTATTATCTGGTTCCGATAGTGTTTCATTATTCTTGATAAAACCAAACAAATTGACATCATACAAATCACAATTTAACCAATATTTATAAGTTTTTTTATTATTAACATAAACACTTTTACCACTCAATAATTTTTTGAATTTATCAAATGTTAAATCTTGAGGTAAATCTTTATGTTCAAAATTAAAATAATGTTTATCTCCCGAATGATAATCATATACAAATGCAGCGATAGGTTTATTACACACATTATGACGATTATTGTCTTGTGTAATAAACTTTAAATATATTTTGTTGGAAATCTGCACACCCTAACAATATAACACTTTAGTAAGAAAGTCAATTAATAACCTCGCCAAAACTGTCGAGGATTATTTAATACAGTTTCTATTCCTTTAATATATTGAGATGCTTGTTTAATTCTTTCAACGTTAAAATCTACAACACCTGTTGTTTGTAGAGTTTTACCTTGATATACATTATATTCGGATCCTGTTATCTTCCAATCTATAGAAGATTTTGTGTAAAATTTAGTATCTGCAAGTTGAAATCCCTTTGCATCTGTTTCTATACAATTTAAATAATTTCTATTACTTACAAAATATCTTTTTATATAACCATTGTTATAATCGTCAGATGTAATGATTGGCGTGTGTGTATTGGGTTGATTATAGTTAAAAGAACCTAATCCCACTATGGATTTTACCTCGGTTGGTGTATCTTGTATCATACAATTATATAATCTAATTTAGAACCGCCTATACATCTAACCAATGCTGTTGCAGTTGTTTTCCAAGATCCTCTTTCAATTGTATGTTCTACCTCAAGTATTTGAAATACAACATTTCCGGGCACATATGGTTTTGGTAAATTACTGATGGCGAAACATTGTAAATTTCTCAAAGCAAATATACCGTCAAAAGTAAGAGTTATTGTGAAATTATCAGCAACACCGCTGTATTTTGCTATGTTGTTTTTTAAATCATTATCATCCAACATTTGTCTTAGTTTACTTTTCATTCCCGTTGGTAAACATAAAAATTTATAGTTTTTAGGATTTTTTTCATCATCATATATATCTTGACTAAATACATTTGCGGTTGATGGTATGTTTGTACCCAAACCGGGCCCTATACTGCCTCCTAAATTTACTCTAACAGTATTTAATGTATTACTATCCGACATATTTTTAACAGTTATACACAATACACCACTTTTGGACTTATTGCCATATTTTTGTAAATCTGCAATATCATTATTTTCTTCATTCAATCCAGAAGCAGTACCGGGCGCCAATCCAGAATCTAAAGATCCGCTAATCGATTCTGCTATTTTTTTTAACTGATACTGATCAAGTCTATCATTGAATTTTAATACAGGGGTGTTATTTATTAAATTTAAAGTTGCTGTATAATTTGTTTTTAATTCATTTGATAATTTTTCAGTTAAATTTCCAGAATTTGGTCCAGCAAATTGTACGTTGACAGATTGTTCGTTTGATAAACTAACATCAAAATTTATATTTCTAATTACATTGTTTGTTTTTGCTAATTCAAATGTATATATTTCTCTTAAAGCATCATAGTTAATCGTATTTTTATCTATAATTGACAATATAGTTTGTCCCGATTTATCTTTTGCTTCTTGAATTTCAAATTTCCAAAAATTATCAACAGCTTCATTTACAACATTTAATATAGCATTTAAAAATTGTTTATAATTTTTTGTTTCTTCCGATTCGGCAATTGATATTAATTTAGTTTTACTTATATAGATGTGTTTTAAATAACCATAATAAAACGCTTTATATATAACAGTAGTTTGTTTTTCATCTTTTCCAGTTCGTAGTACTGATTCATCACTCGCAAAAGGAAATGCTGCGGATCCGATTTTATTTCCAGATTGAGCAGCATTATGTTCGGTGCCGGATATATTATTAATATTATAATATAAGTAATTTATTATTACATCTAAATTGTCTCTTAATTTTCCAGCAGTTTTAAATGTTTTTCTAGCTGCTTCACATGCTAAATAAAAACTTTCTTCAGGTTTTAAATTTATATAATCAAGGTTTCCTTTTTTTATTTTTTCATCTATCTCTGCATTCGGTTTTTCTACACGATCTGCTTTATTCGTATTTTCGCCGAAAAAAGGATTTTCTTCGGAGTATGATTTACCACCGACGTTGGTACCTGGAAGTAAAGGTTGACCTTCTTTTGTTTTTAAGAAACCACCTTTTCCAGATACACCGGGTCTTGATATTATTCCTTTATTTATTTTCGGAGCAACCGGATTTGGTATCAAAACATCTTGATCACATGATATTAAGTTTGGATGTGCGTTTATAATTACATCACTTATATCAACTTTAAATTGTTTTGTTTTTAAATTACACATAAACAAGTTTATCATTTCAAAAACAAAATCGAGTTGTAACCAAGCTTGATCCGATCCGTCTTTTGCATCAAAATCTGTTTGTTCATCTGCAAATGAAATCTGTTCATTCTTTGAATTAACATTTCCGTATTTTATTACTTCATTTGTCGTAGATGGAGATTTTGTTTTTTTATATATGTCTTGAATTCTGCCTGTGAAAACTCTGTCTTCAGATCTACCTTTATAGAAAAGAACATTTGACGAATTCAGGGTTTTTAATATTTCTTTAATCTTGCCGGTGGGAGTCGGAATAGGTTTCTTTAATGTTTCTTCATTCGCTTTAGCATCTTTTTGTTCTTTTGAATCAGCATCGATTTTTTGTTTTGCTAGAATAAAGTTATAAAAATTAGCAGAATTGGTAGGTCCATTAACTTCTCTATCTTGTTTTAAAACCTCATTTATTGAAGGTAAATACAATTTTATAAATGTTTTTAAATCCATGAAACTTTTTGTTTCTATTGAATCACTTGTATTAACTTCTAGTTTCGCATTGTTATCTGTACGCAGGCCTGCATATAGTCCTTGTCTAGAAATGGTTTCTACATTACATTCATAAACAAATCCGTCTTGTGTAGAAAAATTATATTTTGTGATTATACCTGTTATACATCCGTAATTACCGTTTGATAAAATTGATCTATCTATAGCGGTTTGAGGTTTATCAATTATATCAAAACATTCATTTATACTGTTTAAATCTAACATGGATTTTTGATTAAACAAATTCCACCCAAATTCAATAAACAAATTTATTCCAGGCGTTAAAAAAAACGGCGTTATATATTCAAGTTGTGCTAAACTGAAACATTTGAATTTAAAACTAGCATATGTAAGATATTCTTTACTTTGTTTTACATTTACACTTAATATCGCAGGTGGTGGCAATACAGAAGATACTTGATTGTTTTGTGGAAATTGATTATTCTGAATTGTAGTATTTGTTTCATAGTTTAATTGACTACGATATATATTATCAATATAATGTGGTTTTCCATTTGCTTGGTAACCTATTATAGCATTATTTGTATTGGGTGCACCAAAATTTTGACCGGGCGTATAACCATAAACATCATAAAATCCCTCGCCACCTTTTAATATAAATCCATCATAATCAACTTCTTGTTTATTTTTATTTAAATACAAACTTCTGGGCACTAATCCATTTATGCCTTTACCTGTACTATTTGAAAAAATTCTAACCCAAGGCGTCATCGGCCCTTTATAGTTTTTTTGATTATTTTCAAAATTATAAGTAAAACTATTCAATGGTTGCGGCATAAACATGCCAATATTATTCGTATTGTTTCTTCTTCTTAATTCTCGTATAAGTTCAGTGGGGATGTTTTGTATCTCCCACCATAATGGCGTATTATCTGTTACTTCAGTTTTTATTACCATAACATTAATTTAAATTTTTAAGTTGATTTAATATTTGAGAAATATTTGCAGGTATTCTTATTAACTTATTAGTGTCTATACTCAATTTGTAACCGGGTAAATTATTGGCTCTTGCAATTACCCACCATAAACTTTCATCACCATAATATTTTTTAGCCAAACTATCAAGATAATCAACTTCGCTTACTGTAATATAAAAATCGTCAATTGATTCTTGAATTTGAGGGTAATAAGTTGTTTTATAGACATTTTTTCCATCAAATCTTTTTTCAGTTGGTGTAAATTGATATCTCATAATAATTAAGGTGTAACAACAGGTTCGGGCGTTGTTATATTAAAATTTAACGATTGTTGAGTTCTTGAATTTTGACCATTTACATTTTGACCTACAGAATTTTGTGCTGCACTATTTTGTGCAGATCCGTTTTGACCAGTTTTTGTTAAATCATTTCTTGAAAGTCCGGATATGTCTGTATCATATCTTATGCCAATCGAAAAATCTTTTCTGAAATCTACATCGTCTAAATTATCTATCGTGTAAATACCGTCTTTAATTAAATTTTGTTTTCCACTGTCTTGCAATTTCGACGAAATTACATCTTCTTGTATTACAAAAGCATCGCCCCACATTGCTCTACCTGTTTTTGGTCTGTCTTTTTCAATAACACTCATTTGCATACTAATATCGGCGGTTCTGGGAAATTGTGCATATTTTCCGGATGAGTCTTTCCATTCATATGCTTTATTTGGGCCCCAGTACCAGTTTTCATTTAGATCTTCATGTAAAGTTTCCCAGGACGCTTCATCTGGAATTGTAACATTACAAGATTTTATAATTATAAAGTGATTTTTATAAAAATCTCCGAGAGATAATTGAACCATCGGCGGTATCATAAATCCGCCAAGTTGTCCTTGGGTATAATTGGAAGGTTTTGTTAAACCAACTAAATAATTGATTCTTTGCCACATAGGCATCAGTTCTTTAACACTATGAGCGTTAACTATAAAATTAAAAGTTATATCTCTTGTAAATCCTTTATAGTACCATTGTTTATCAGGCCTTCCTAAGTAATCTATTTGTTCCCATTCAGCTGAATTTGAATCTTGTATACTTTTAACCGTTGCTGCAAATGGTATATATTTTTTATTAACAATATCGTAAAAATAAAATTTGATTATATCCGGGCCATATTTTCCACCAAATTTATTTTCTTTTATGTTTCTGTAATTTTGATCAAATTCTTTATCGGTGAGAACTCCCAAACTATTAACATAATCGACATTATTTGTTGGTTTTATGAATCTTTCTGATTCGGATTTTCCGTTTCTTGTAGGTTGACCCTTATTGTCTTTGAATCTATTTAAATATTTTCCATCTTGACTATCGTTTTTAATTTCGTTAATCTTATTAAAACCGATTTTATCATTAGGAAATTGTTGTGAAATAAAATTTAATGTATCAAATTGCGCAGGTAAAATTGTCTTTATAGATTCTCTTCCGATTACAGAATATTTATTTCTAGGTTGATTTGTGCCTAAAATCTTTTTAAGCGCTACAGATAAATCGGTTGCAGTGTCTTTTACAATTTGACTTTGTGGATCCGTAAATGTATCACTGAAATTCTTGGGTTGTTTTATTAATGTGTCGTAATTTAAAAGTTGATCACTTTGTTCAGAATTTCCGTCTTGTGTTAAACCAACTAATTGACTATACTTTAATCCGTTTTGACCACCACTTATTTTAGCTGTAGTTATTGGTGATGTTTTATCAAGAGTTTTTACTCCGATTTCAGTAGTTTTAGTTGATGATATTAAATAATTGTTTAATCTGCTTACATTGATTGTACGATTAAAATTAGGAGCATTAATTGAACTATTATAGAATCTTTGTGTGACTGCCAATGAATAATTAGCCTTTTTACCAAATCCTAATCCATTTAATAAACCACTTAATATTCCACCGCCACCAACGCCTGTATTTGTGGGATCGAATAGTTTACCGGCATTTAAATATAAATCGTAAGTTTGTTCGTCAGCACGATAATTAGCTGCCCACGGTTGTTTAGGAGGTAATATACCGCCTATTATAGTATTGTTTTGTAAAAATGTACCCGCTGCATTAAGCAGTCTACTAAAAAATCCACCACCTGCATTATTTACTAATCTTGAATATCTTGTAGAATTATAAGCATTTGTAGCAGTTTGACCTCTTAATAAACCTTTTACATCAGGTCTGGCTAATGGAGAAACAACTTGATCGGATCGGTCACCTCCACCAAGAAACGATGTAAATGTTGCTAATCCTAATCCTCTACTAGCTTCACTAGCAACACTACTTCTTGGTGGAGATGGTACAGGAGGACCACCGCCAAATAATCCACTTACGGTTCTAGCAATACTACCTAAACCAGCGGCGCCTATTAAACCACCTACTATATTGCTTGTATCTAATTGTCTATTTGGATAATCAGCCAATCCAAATGTTGCTAATCTATAAGCAGCTACAATGGGAGATGCTGGATTATATACTTTGGTTTCGTCAAATGGTTGTAAACCTTGTATAAGTAATTGATTTAATATAAATCTAGTACCTGCATTTGTACCCAAAAACTTCGTAACGAATCTACCATCCTTAACCGATGCTTGAAATTGAGTTCTTACTTTATTTTGTAAACCAGTGTTGATATCAACATAATCCAATCTTTCAGCTAATGGACCTTTAAGATATAAATTAGTTGGTTTATTAGTTGTATATAAAACGGTTGAATTATTGGAATTATTAAATAATACCTCCAACTTACCAGGTGCTCTAGTATCAATAAAGTTGTTTGTAGGCGTTGGTAATTGTAATCCAGCACCTTGTATATTAGATAATGTTGTGACTTGTGCGCCACCATCACTGACATTACCTCCCATATATGTTTGACTATTAGCCATTACTTATAAATAGTATTAAGCTCTAGTTGTTGATTGACCAAATCCGCCTGATCTATAAGCTGTTGTAGATAATGTTCTTGATACTAATTGTCCGTCAATATTCACAGCGATACCACCATTTATCATAACATTAGCTAAATTGTCTATCTTCTGTGCAACCAATTCTAACCCCATCTTTAAATCGTCATTTTGTTTTTGTTTGCTTTCATTAAATTCTTTTAGCTTATCAACATTTTTTATGTCAACATCCAACTTTGGAAGTTCCATTCCTTGAATTTCTTTAAGTGTATCAACTACAATCTTGACTCCGGTTGCAGAATTATTTATTGTACTTAATTGTTCACTAAATGTTAGTAGTGATTTATTAAATCCAAAATCAAGCTTTATATTAGCTAATTCTTGTACTTTCTTTATATACAAATCCAATTCATCAAATCTTTTCTTGTCTATTTCTTTAATATTAAATTGAATATCTAATTTTTTCATATTAGAAAAATCTTTTAATAATCCAAATAGAATATTAAGTTTCTGCGCAGATTTTCCAAGTTCAGTCATCACCGGCAATAAAGATCCAAAAGCCAAAACTGTTGGTAAAATATTTGAAACAGGAGGCACTTTTGGAAATTCAAACTTCATGTTATTAAGTTTTTCCAACGCATCAGGTATTTTTTGAAGTCCGTTTCCTGCCAATGATAATAAACTTAAACTCAGTGACATCTTTTGTAATTTTTCAACTGGAAGCAAAAACATACTGAGACTTAAAGGTATCAAAGATGCTGTTAATGCAGTAATACCCGTAGCAGCTACAAATAAAAGTGGTGAAACCATTGCTAGTTTTATTAGAGGAGTAGCTACACCAGATATAACTTCAGGTAATTTAACAAAAGTATCGTACATTGTTTTAAATGCATCTTTAACTACACTTCCAATTATATTTCCCAATCCTATTATTATTGTACCAATTTTATCAAGTGATGGTGTTACCATTTGTATAGCTTTAGCAAATCCAATAGCAGCAAGTGATGTGATCGCCAATGCCCCAGCAAATATTAATAGACCCGCACCAAGTGGTGATGGTGGTGTCATCAACAATGCAATACCTGCTAATCCAGCTCCAAGAATTATCAATGCCGCTGTGAATGCTAATATTTGTGAAGCACTGGTTTGTCCCAACATGCTCATAGCATATCCCAAACCAATTGCTGCTCCAGTAATTAATACCAATAGCACTGCTAATTTTGCCATGTCACCCAAATTGAGTTTTCCGACAGCGGTTCCTAAAGCAGTAATTCCTTTTGATATACCCTCCAGACCTTTGCCCAATCCCTCGCCGGCAGATTGAGCGGCTTTACCAAACATGTTGCCAAGAAAGTCAAGCACCTTTGATAATCCGTATTTTAATGTAAAAAATGCGGTCAATATTACAGTTGCACCAATTGCGATAGCACCCAAAGCTTGTCCCACAGACGCTTTAAATGATAAAATAGCAGCGACAGCATTAAAGAAAAATGTTTGTATACTCATTATAGTAGCATACACTGGTTGTAAAATTTTACCCAAATTCAATAAAGCAGCTTCTTTAGCAGCGGCTAATTTAGCAGATTCTGCTTCTGCCGTCTTTTGTTTCATCATCAACTCAAGTTCTTGTTTTCTTGCTTCAGGACCTTTCTTTTGTAAAGCAGCTAATTCTTCTTGAGCTTTTTTCATTTTAGCTGCTTCTTCGGGAAACATTCTTTCAGCTTCAAGCATATTTTTGCGTTGAGTCTGAATCTTTTGTAATTCTCCAAAATCTTTTCCTGTTACTTCTGCTAATGCTTTTCTTTGGAAAACATTTAATTTATCCAAATCACCTACTTTTTCCAACTCTCTTTGTAATGCTTTTTCTGCACCAATAATATCTCCAGCAAAAGCTAATCTACGAGACTCATTGAAATTAATATTTTTACCTAATAAAGCGCTTAATTTTAATTCATTACCTATAGATGATTCGAAATTCAAAAGTGCTTCAGCCGATTTAGCTGCTGAATCTAAACTCGTTCCTAATTTTCTAGCTTCAGCTGCTTGTTTTATTAATTCAGTAGTATTACCCTTAAAGAGAACTCTTACATTGTTACTAGCATTTGCGACATCTTTCATCACCATACCCATTGGAACACCAGCAGCTTCAGCGGCTTTTGAAGCAATTGCTGCCATGTTTTCCTGAGCCATCATTGATGTTCCGCCAACTTCAGCTAATGTACTTTGAAACTTTACAGCTTCATCAACAGATAGACCTGTAAAACGACTAATATTTGCTGCTTGTTTACCTACAGCAGCAAGTTGTGAATCAGTCATTGCATATTCTTTTCTTATAGCAGTGACCGCTTTTAAAATTTCTTGATTACTGGCTTGATTAGCAGTCAAACCTGTATTTATTTTTTGAATTGCGTCGTATTGTCTATTTATTTCGTCTTTAGTAGTACCTTGCGTTTTTGCTTCATCACTCAACATCTTGTCATACTTCTCACCAAGTGACATGATTGTTTTATAAATTGCTTGGATATTATTTAATGTTTTTTGTTGTTTTTCAAGAGATTTTACGTGTAGATCGGTTTCTACTTTAAGCTTCATTGCTTGAAAATATATTTTTTGATAATCATCAAAAGAATTAGATAGATTATCTCTTTGTGATTCAAGATACTGTAATCTTTTTTGTTCCGCCGGTAATAAATTATTCATATTACCGTTCGATTTTTGTTGAAGATTTTGCATTTCTTCAAGTTGTTCGGTAATACTATACAATTGATTTTTAGATTTATCCATCGTCACTTCGTAGTCGTGAGATTTCTTTTGTAATGCAGATAATTCAACGCCCATCGAAGCTAATTTTTTATCCATTAATCCGGCCGGATCGACCCAATTTCCTATTTTTGTACCTAATTCATCTGCAGACTTAGTAAGTGACTGTAACTTTTTTCTGCTTTCGTCAAGTTCTTTTTGAAACTTTTCGGTTATTCCAGAAGAAAGTTCTTTCTGTAGATTTCTAATATCTGATGCAAAATCTGCCATATATTAATAGTATATATAATAAATATCTGATTATCTAAAACCAGGTCTATCTATTTTATTGGATTTTGGCGTTCTTGAAGCCTCTTTTTGTTGATCAGCTTCTTTTTCTTTTGCGTCTATTAACTTTTTGTAGTAAAAATTACGCAAATATACAGGCAATTCGTATAACTCAATTGGGGAAAATCCGCCGTTACCGTAATAACACAAATCAAAAATAACTTGTTGTATATATAACTTATACTCTGGAGTCAGGCCAAAAAAACTGAACCGTCATCGGCACGGCTGCCCTTTCTTCAGCACCACATTCTTTGCAACAAAAATCAAATGTAGAATCTACATCAGGTGTTATGGATCTAACATGTTTTCTAAATTCGAGAGAATCACGACTTTGCATGTTTTCAACAAAAGTCTTTATTTTAGCAGGATTATCATCGCCGTCTACAGCGACTATTGTTTTTTTCAATCTAAGCGTAATTTCACTTGATCCGCCTTTATTGATTTTGTTCATCGCTGTATTTTCTCGTTCTATATCTTTTTCATCCGCATCAGTCAATAATTTAAACTTAATGTTAGATTTTGAATATGGTAGTGTATAAGAAAATACATTTACACCTGGTTCATATTTGGTTTCGTCAAAGTCTTTTTGATTTAATTGACTTAAATCTACATTTACTTGATTCGATGCTTGACATTTAGGACACTTTATTTCTACAGGTCCATAACTATCACCATACGCTAATCTGCGTACTGCAAAAATAAGTGCGTTTTTATCTCCAATTAACAATTCACTCGGATTGATGTTTTTATCGATAATCAAAGAATCCAACAACTTATCAATAGCCATTCCTTTTTTAAGTAAATTTGGATTGGTTAAAATATCTTCCTCTTTTGCAGTCATCATCTTAATTTCAATTTGACCTGATGAAAGTATACTATTTTTAGGATAAAAATAACCTTTGCTGGGAAGATCAATGATTTCAGTAGGAAATGATTGTTTTTGAATTGATTGATTCGCTGGCGTAGTTCTGCTTATAATAATTTCATCACTCATAACTTTATAACAATATATAGTTCAAATTATAAATTTTTCTTTTTTATAATTAAGTTTTAGCTTGCTGCTTAGCAGCATCTCTCATGGATTTTTTTGCATCCAATGTTTTTTTTGCACTGTCCAATGATGCCTGGGCTGTCGTTTTTTCTTCATCTGTATTTGCATTATCTACTTTTTCTTTTGCAACATTATACTTTTCTTGAGCATCATCCAGTTCAGCTTGTCTTTGAACTACAAGAGCCAAATTGGCTTTATTTGTGGCATCTTTTACCTTAGCTTCATCTTCTTTCAAAATACCAGCAATAATTCTTTTTAATGATTGTTTTTGTCTTTCACTAAGCTGATCTGCAATTGCACCCAGTTTAGTATCCATAATTTGTCTTACTTCATCGCTGTATTTACCAAATAAATCTGTAATAAACAGTTTCTTTTGTTTTGGTGTAAGAGTGACATATTGTTTTCTTAACTCACTCGCACTTCTTGCTGGTTTACCTAATACAGTAAAATCTGTAGTTGGTACTGTATCAATATAACCATGTTTAACAGCAGGTTCTAACTTATCTAACTTTTTAGGAAGTGGTTGTAAATAAGAAGGTGATCCATCTTTTTTAGTAAATTTACTGAATCTAGGATCTTCCGCCATATCTTTCTCACTTACAGCAAATATTAATGAATCTCTATCTATATCAATAGGTATTTGACCCATTAAGTTATTTACATTGTAATTTGAAACAACTTTAATTATCTTAGCTAAAGGTATACCGGTAAGCAACATCATGCTAGCTTTTTCATCAAAGTTGAATGGCGACTTTGGTAATTCCACTTTATCAGTGGTTGTTATATAAACATCACTACCGCCATATTTTGTGCTTAAATAATCATATACACCTTTATGACCTTTGTGCCAGGGGTGAAATCTTCCTGCGAAAATTACAAATATTTTTTTATTTAATTGCATATAATAATAAATAGAAAAACCCCGCTAAAAGCGGGGTTGTTTTTGATATGTTTAAGATTAAAATTGTAAAATACAATAGTCTGGTTGAATCGTAAGACTGATTGTCAACGCTGCGCCGTCATCGCTCCAGTCCATATCTCCGAAAGTAGCTTCAGTGATGAAACATCCACGAAGACTCCATTCTTCAACTTTATCACCTACAGGACCAAGTACATTTACAGTAAGATCTTTTTTGTAAAAATCTTGATAACCATCACGACCGGTTACAGATTCATGATGTAAACGTACCCATTCCATTACTGCTTGAGCACCACTTGGAACGATTGGATCATAAAGTTCCAAACTAATCGATTGCCAAATACTCTTGCCCTTATAGAATGTACGAATATTGATGTGATCGAGTTCTTTAGAAGCTTGACTTAACTTTGGTCGAGAGGTCTTCTTGATTATGAACGATGGTACACCATCACAATAAAGTATAAACCTATTCTTCACCTTTGGTTCAAATGCCGTTGTAAATATTTCGTTCGGATTTAATAGCTCTGCCATAATTTTACCTTTCTTTAATTATAAATATAATATAAAATAAATTATTTTTACATTCTTATAAAAATTTTTAATAATTATCTATATACGAACCAAAAGTAAATTATGAGTAGACCGAAAAATAATCCTGATTGCATTGAAAAAGTGTGTAAAAATTGTAATACTACTTATAAAGTTTCTTTTTATAAGAGAAACAAATCGACTTATTGTAGCAAAAAATGTTCAAATACAAATATTGATGTTTTAAACAAAATACGTGAATCTCAAAAGAAAACTCACATTCAAAAGTATAATGGTTTGCATCCGATGCAAACAGAAAAAACAAAACAAAATTTTAAAAATGCTCTTATTAATAAATATGGTGTTGAAAGTTATAGCAAATTGTCCGAATACAAAGAGAAAGTTAAAAAAACTAAATTAGAAAGATATGGTGATGAAAATTATAATAATATATCACAAATAAAATCTACATGCCTTGAAAAATATGGAGTGGATAATATCCTTAAACATAAAAAAACAAGAGAAAAAATTAGTGATAAGAACAAATTAGAACGATTTGGTTTTATTAAAAATTATTGTGAAGCTAAAAATATTGTACCTTTATTCTCAGAATCTGAATATGATGGTTATTCGTTTAAAAACAAATATAAATTTAGTTGTAATAAATGCAATAAAATATTTGAAACGGATGTATATAGATTAAATCATATTTTTTGTAATTATTGTAACCCATTGGATAAAACAACACTTGAAAATGAATTGTATCATTTTATAAAATCCATAATCGGCAATGATGTGATCGTTAAAAGAAAAGATAGAACTATATTGAATGGAAAAGAGTTAGATATTTATATTCCTTCAAATAATTTAGCTATAGAATTAAACGGATTATATTGGCACAGTGAAAATGGCAATGATATTAAAAAACTCTACCATTTAAATAAAAGTCGTAGTTGTATCTCAAAAGGAATAAAACTAATTCATATATTTGAAAATGAATGGCTTTATAAAAAAGAAATAGTAAAATCTATTATCAGTAATATTTTAAAATATAATGTAAATAAGATTTACGCACGAAATTGTGAAGTAAAAATGATTGATGACATCAGTAAAAATATTTTCTTAGACAACAATCATCTTCAAGGCAAAGACAAATCTTCCATAAGATATGGATTGTTTTATAAGAATGAACTGGTTTCAGTAATGACATTTGTTAAATCTAGATTTGATAAAAAAATCCAGTATGAAATATATCGTTATAGTAATAAGTTAAATACAACCATATTAGGTGGTGCTTCAAAACTTTTTAATCAATTTATAAGTGATTATTCACCTGAAAGTGTGGTAACTTATAGTGATAAAAGATATTTTGATGGTATCGTATATCAAAACTTAGGGTTCAATTTTATTGAAAATACACCGCCTAATTATTGGTACATAAGTCCAGATTATAAAACTTCATATAATAGAATGACATTCCAGAAACATAAGCTTAGTAAGTTACTTAAAAACTATGATATCAGTTTAACAGAATGGGAAAATATGACACAAAATGGTTACGATAGAATCTGGGACTGTGGAAATGGAAAATGGATATGGAAAAAAACTTAAGACTTACTTAAATTTTTATCGATAATGTTTTTAGCAGTATCTTTTATGCGGTTTAAATAACCTTTAGATCTTAATAACTTAAATACTAAATTTTCAGTACTGTATTCGCCTACACTGTCTAATCCACTTTGACGCATATCGTACAATCTTTTCATTATGTTTTTAAGAGCATCACGATCTTCACTTGATAGTGCATTTTCTATTTGTTTTATAAGTTCTTTGTACTTCTTTTTAATTGCATCTTTATCAATCTCTATTTTTTCATATTCAGGTTTAAGTATCCATTTATTATTGAGTACACTATAAATTGCTTGACTTTTATTTTTTTCATCTAAGTCTTGTATATAAACTTCAACTGGATGATTGCCTATTCTTATATGATGATTTTCATTCC